TTAGAAATCACTATGATGTATTTAAACGACGACAACTTATTCCTCAATATGAATGGTTAGCAGAGGGTGGATCAACTGTGCGTAACTATGCAACCGCAGCTTATCTTGGCTCAGCTGTTTTATCAGCTATGGGTGATTTTGGCACACAAATGAAAGTAGCTATGCAATTAGGCGAAAGTAAATGGTCTCCACTTAAAAAACATTTAGCTTTCACATTAGACATTTTAGCCCCAATGAAACGTGCCGAACGTCAGCAATGGCTTGTTGATAATGGCATTGTTATAGATAGTTTTATTAACTTTGCTCAAAAAAAAGCTAAGTTTACAGATGACCTTGGGGGATCACCATTATCACAGACAGTCTCTGACGTTGTGCTTAGATCGTCGGGACTTACAGGATTTACTGATGGTGGTCGAGCAGCTAACGCAACACTTATTATGCAAACATTTGCTAGAAGCAACGGTCAGAAATTAGCACAACTTGATCCAGAGTTTGTCAAAATACTTAAAACTTATGGGTTAGATAAACACTGGGATGATGTATTGTCAAAAGTAACGCCAGAAACATTCCAAGGCTCTAAATATATAACTTACAAAAGTATACAAAATCATCCTGGCAACGCCGATGAAATGTTTGAATTAGCAACAAGCTATTTAGCTATGATCAAAAATTTACAAAACGATGCTGTTATTACTAATAGCATTAAAACTATGGCAAAAATGTATGGCTCAACCAAACGTGGCTCATTAATTGGTGAGTTAGGTAAATCAGCGTTTATGTTTAAAAGTTTTTCAGTTGGAATTGTAATACAACATCTTATGCGCATGCTTTTCGAATCGCCAGATATAATGAGAACAAAACATTTTGGCATTAACTGGAATTCTAAAATAGCTAGAACCTTAAATGTTGGAAAGTTTGTTGTCACCATGACAATTTTAGGGGGCATCGCAGAACAAATACATCAATTAAAATCTGGGCGCGATCCAAAAGATATGAAGACGGGTGATTTTGCCATAAGCGCACTTACTCGTGGTGGCGGCTTAGGGTTTATAGGAGATATTATTACCAATAATGCTATGGGTTATTCCTTGCAGTTGCTTGGGCCGTTAGGTAATTTTGCTAGCGATGCTTTTAATATGGGCGTTGTTAATCCTTATAAGTCAGCATTTGGTGATGAAGATGTTCCTTACACATATGATGCTTATAAAATGTTAAAAAAATATATGCCTGGACAATCATTGTGGTGGGGACAGTTAGCTTTTAATCGTTTAGTTTTAGAAAACATTGCAACTGCCATTGATCCTCAAATTAGTAGAAAAATTAGATCGACTACCAGACGGCAAGAGTCTAAGAACAAACAGAAGTATTGGTGGAAACCAGGCGATTTAGCACCAAAACGCGCTCCAGACATGACTAAAGCTAATTTGGGTGAATTATTGACAATAAACGGGGATTAAAGTAAAAATAACATAGAGGATAATTATGGCAATCGACATATCAGCAACCACTAGACGTATTGTATACACTGGCTCATCTGGCGTAGGCCCTTATGCATTTGCATTTGAGGTACTCGCACAAACTGACATTGCAGTATATTTTAATACAACCGAACTTACACTTACCACAGACTATACCGTAGCTTTAAATCCAGATGGTACAGGGAGTGTCACTATTGTTGTTGGTACGAATGTTCCTAGCACCCCTACAGCTTCTGATCGTATTACCATTGTCGGTGATAGAACTATTCAAAGAACAACAGACTTTACTACAGGTGGCCCACTCTTTGCTACCTCATTGAATGATGAGTTTGATAGTCAAACCATATTTGCTCAACAAATCTTAGAACAATCTGATCGATCATTACGCGCACCTAATACTGATCCTACTACGATTAATATGACATTGCCTTTGAATACAATAAGGGCAAACAAGACACTCGCGTTTGATGCAGATGGTAACCCAACCACAGGTGAGATTGTAGGTAATTGGCGTGGTGATTGGGCAGCTTCTACTGCTTACAGTAAGCGTGACTTAGTTAAAGACACAACAAATAATAATGTTTATATTTGTGTTACAGCACATACTTCTTCTGGTGCTTTACCACTTACAACCAATGCTGATTATGCTAAATGGAATCTTATGGTGGATGCTGCAAGCGCAAGTGGCTTTGCAGACGAGGCTGAGGAATGGGCAACTAAAACAGATGGTATTGTAGAATCCACAGACTATTCATCTAAAGCATGGTCTATTGGTGGCACAGGCGTTACTACAACATCAGGCAAAGGTGCTGCTAAAGAATGGGCAACCTCCACAGGGGCTGCTGTTGATACATCTGAATACTCTGCAAAAGAATATGCACAAGGTAATCTAACTGCTTCAGGTGGATCAGCCAAAGCTTGGGCAGAAGATGCTTCAAGTCCAGATGGAACAAGCACTAAATCCGCTAAGACGCATGCAAGTGAAGCTGCAACATCAGCAAGCAATGCCTCATCAAGTGCAAGTGCTGCGTCATCTTCAGCTAGTTCTGCTTCATCATCAGCAAGTGCCGCATCATCAAGCGCGAGTGCTGCTTCATCTAGTGCAAGTGCTGCATCATCTTCAGCAAGTGCTGCCGCTGCAAGTGAGGCTGCTGCTGCTGCTTATACAGATAACTTTGATGATACATATTTAGGTGCTAAAGCATCTAATCCAACAGTAGATAATGATGGTGATCCATTACAAGATGGTGCTTTATATTTTGATACAACTAATGATGTGATGAAAGTCTATGATCTTGGTACAACGACATGGTATCAATTAACACCGACTGTATCTAACCAAACGAATATTAATACTGTTGCTGGCATATCAGGCGATGTTACAACCGTTGCTGGTATCTCATCTAATGTTACAACTGTCTCAGGTATATCTGCAAACGTTACCACAGTTGCTGGTATCTCAGCCAATGTCACCACAGTTGCGGGTGATAGTGCAAACATTGGCACAGTTGCTACTAATTTATCAGGCACAGATACGATTGGAACTGTTGCAACAAACATTGCTAATGTAAATGCTACTGGTGCTAATATTGCTAATGTAAATACAGTAAGCGGTATATCAGCTAATGTGACAACCGTTGCTGGAAACTCTGCTAACGTTACAACTGTTGCTGGCATCTCTGCCGATGTAACTTCTGTTGCTGGCATTAGCTCAGACGTAACAACTGCTGCAACTAACATTGTAGATATTAGCAACTTTGCTGATGTTTACTATGGCCCTTCAGCAACTGCACCTACCGTAAGAGCAGACAGTTCTGCATTACAAATAGGTGATTTATACTTTGATACAGCAACCGACACTATGAAAGTGTATGGATCGGGTGGCTGGGTAGCGGCGGGTTCATCTGTCAATGGTACGGCGGATCGATTTATATATAGCGTATCTTCAAGCACAACAACCATTACAGGGGCTGATGATAATGCAAATACACTTGCTTATGATGCTGGTTATGTTGATGTCTATCTTAATGGTGTCAAGATGGTTAATGGCACAGACATTACAGCTACATCAGGCACAAGCATTGTCTTTGCTTCAGCGATTGGAACATCAGGCACAGATATAGTTGACATTATTGCTTACGGCACATTCTCATTAGCAAGCTTTAGTATTGATGATGCTAATGATGTGAATACTGCTGGCGTAGTTACGAATGATTTACTTCAATACAATGGTTCTAATTTTGTTCCTAAATCTTTTGACGAAGTTACACCATCACAAACAAGTAATGCTGGTAAGTATCTTACAACTGATGGCACAAACTCATCATGGGGAACAGTTACAACATATTCATTACCATCGCAAACAGGTAACAATGGTAAGTATTTAACTACTGATGGAACAAATGAGTCTTGGGGAACTATTGTTTCTTTTGACGCTGGCACATTAATGTTATTCCAGCAAACAGCAGCGCCGACAGGATGGACTAAACAAGCCACACATAATAATAAAGCATTACGAGTAGTTTCTGGAACAGCAAGTTCAGGTGGTTCGGTTGCGTTTACCTCAGCTTTTACGTCACAAACACCAACGGGTTCTGTTACGATCACAAGTGTTACAGGTAGTGCGGGGGCAACAACTTTATCGACACCACAAATTCCTTCTCACACCCATAATTATGACAGAACCAGTACACAGCCATTTCCTAATGGTAATTTTCAGGCTTCTACTGTCAGGGGTAATGTAAGCACAGCTACTTCCGCAACAGGGGGTGGCGGTTCTCACGACCACCCATTTAGTTTCTCTAGTGGCTCTGGTACATTTAGTGGCGATGCTATTGACCTAGCCGTTCAGTATGTTGATTTAATTATTGCATCTAAGGATTAATATATGAGGATAGAACAAGGAACATATTGCCCGCTAATACAAAAAAAATGTATTGGATTAAAATGTAGTTGGTTTACAAGAATACAAGGATATGACACTAATACGGGAAAAGACGTAGATGAATATCAATGTGCTGTAACTTTATTGCCTATGTTATTAGTAGAAAATTCTGGACAACAAAGACAAACAGGTGCAGCAGTAGAATCATTTAGAAATGAAATGGTTAAAGCAAATGAGAATAGTATTAAAATGTTAGCGCAATCTGCTAAGTTAAAAATAGGGGATAAAAGATGACTAGAGCAAGAGACATAGCAAGCACGGCAGTTTTAGATGCAGACCTTGGATCAACTGTGCAAGCCTATGATGCCGATACTGCAAAGTATGATGATGCAACTGCAAACTTTACTGGCACACTACAAGGCAGTGGTAGCAATGTAGTCGTAGCTAGTGACATTGGCTCTACCGTTCAAGCTTATATTACCCCTGGCACGTCTGGAAATGTATTAACCTCTAACGGATCGGCATGGACTTCTGCTGCCGCTGCCGCTTTTGATGCTGGTACTCGATTAATGTTTGCTCAAACAGCAGCGCCGACAGGATGGACTAAAGATACAGTAAACTATAATGAACATTCTTTGCGTGTAACAACTGGCGCAGCCAGCACAGGAGGTACGGTAGATTTTACAACTGCATTTGCGTCTAAGACTCCAACAGGCTCAGTAACCATTACAAGTGTTACTGGCACAGCGGGAGCTACAACTCTTT